CCGCGGGGTACTCCGCGGAGCGCGGGATGCCGTTCGGGTCGATGCTCATTGGTCCGTCCTTTCGACAACTTTTCAACACGCGCGACAACGGCAACGTTTCTCGCGCGCGCGTATTTCTTTCTCTTTTTTATTAGGGTCCTAGAATTACAAAAGGAATGTGCAAGCGTTGCCCGTTGCCGTAGGCTTGTTTTTGGCCGTTGACCTGCGCAAACATACGGCAACGTTTGGCAACGTTTGGCAATGCTTAATCGGTGCCTTTTCGCGTGACTACGAACGTTCGCTCCTTCTTTCCGCTCGTCGGATTGAGCAAAACGGAGATAGAAACATTGCCAAGTGTTGCCAGCAAATCCTTGGTGAATGACGTGCGTTTGAGCGCGTATCGCTCGCCCGCTTCCTCGCACCACTTGATGAAGCGTTCGTACACAGCTTGAACCGTCTCGCGGTCGATATCTGCCGCTGTAATGTCCTCGTCGTACATCCAGCGTCTTACAACGCTGTTGTCGATTCGGATTTCCTCTATCTCCGCAACCATGTCCGGTATCTCGGTAAGGCGGTCGCGCTTCTCTGCCAGCATGTCGTGCAGCGCCATAAGACCCAGCACGGCGAACCGTTGCAGCGTTGCCGTCTCTGCCAGCTTCTCCCCCATGTCGGGGTCGAAGTCGGGCGAGTCGGGCGTGAACGTCCTGCGGAACGGCACGAACGCCAAGCGTCTGAAAACTCCGTCCGTCGTGTCTGCCAACCTTGGCATCGCGTTCATGCTGAAAACCATCGTCGCGGATGGCTTGAAGTCAAACGGATCGTGGTACTTCCGCTCGGCCTTGATTTTGTTTCCCGTGACCAGCTTCTTGAACAGCGCCAATTCCGTGCCTTTAAGGAACTCGTCGGGGATATCGTCGCCCAGGTTGGCGAGCTTGCCCATAAGCTCGGCTGGTCCGTACTTATCGCCCAGTGAAGCAATGTCCATCGATGAAGCGTTCTCGTCCCCAAGAAGGGCTCTTATCATGTCGATGAACGTGGACTTGCCGTTCGCAGCGGTGGAAGTGCCGCCCGTCGGCCTGCCTATGAGCATGGGCGATTGCGATAGCACACGGCGCGAGCACATGCATACTCCGATGATTTCATGCATTGCCCGCATGGTCGGCGCGTCGTTGTCGGCAATGGACGCTATGAACTCGTCTGCCAGTCCGTAAGGTGCGTCTAGGTCAAGCTCGATGGGCAGCGTTGCCGTTATGTACATGTCGGGCGTTGGCTCTACCTCGCACTCGTTCTCCACGTCCCACGTGCAGTTGGCGAACTGGACGTAATGCCCGTGGCTCATTGACGTTGAGAGCACGTTGGGCGCGCGCACCTCAATGTACTTGACTACTTCCGTGCGGTCCGCGCTCTTTGCATCGTCGGCGTACTCTAGGCAAATCCACTCTATTGCCCGCTTCGAGAACACCCAGCGCTTGCCGTTCCATACTGCCATAGCGCCGTCAATGTAGCGTGCGTGATTGCGATTGATGATGTTCTGCCCCAGTACGTTGGTAAGGAGCTTGCCCTTGTCCGTGCGAAAGGGGACTATCTCACCACTGCCACCACTGACGGCACTGGATGAACCAGGGCGGCCCACGATCACTTCACTGCTGCTGCTCTCGCCGCGCTCGTACCGGCACGCACTGCGAACGATTGACTGGACCTCTTTGGCCTCGAGCGGTGGTTGGCAGCGCGTGTAGTTGGCTCCCATGACCGTAATCATGATTTCCTCGTCGCTGCGCCCAATCGCACGGAGGTGCGAAGCGTACTTATGCAACGTTACGTTCCGCTTGCTATCTATTTTCTCTGGCAGCTTGAACTTCCCGTTGTCCTTCAACGTCTCGTCCTTGCCGCCGTTGCGCTGCACGTGGTCTAGGAAGTCGTACACGGCACCGTTGGCGGTGGCTATGGGTACGTCCTCTGGGTGGTCCTGCCACTCGTAGCGGTTGCCGTTGGGATGGATGGACGGTGGCGCGACGATGTAGCTACCATCGCAGCGCACGTCCACGCCCAGCTCGGCGTTTGCGCTCGGGCGGATGTTGGAGCGGTCCGTACGGTACAAATAGTGCATGCCGCCGCTGCCCGTGATGGCTACGGACGTTTCAGGCAAATCGCCTTGCGCCCGCTCCCATGCGCTCAGCGTGGCGTATCCGTCCTTCTCGCGCTCCTTGTCAATGTCGAAGTCAAGCACGAGCAAACCGTGGCTAGGCGCGCCGCACACGATGCCGATGTTGAAGTCTGGGAACTTGGTCCACACCTCGCGCGCGGAGTCTGGGTTGTCAAACCAATCGTTCAAGCCGTGGACGGTGGCGGGCTGCTTGGTGCGCGCCTTCAGTGGGATGATGCCGAACCCATGCTCGCAGTACCAAACAGCCGCTTGGCCCAGCTCGGATAGCTCACCCATCCACCGTCACCCCCAGCAGCTCGCAGATGCGCCGCGCCGCGTAGCGCGGGTTGACGTACTCGAACGTGCAGCCATAATCGCGCTCCATCGACTCGATTATTCGGGCCATTGTCGCGCCGCGCATGGGCTTGGTGCGGAACTTCTGGCAGCGCGCCGACGATACGGGGTCACAGAGCAGCCGCCTGTAATACTCGCAGCGCTTGCAAGCGTCGTTGACCCAGTGGGTCACGTCCTGCGTGGTCTTGTAGGGATGGCCCACCTCGACCAGCACGACCAGCCGATACCCCGCGTCGCGCGCCCGCTCCATCTCTCGGGCGAAACGCTTGTGATCGCGTCCAACGTCCATCGCCACCTCGCTAAGGCTCCGCTTGGTGTCGATGAGGATGTTAGAACGGTCGGCTGCGTAATCGCCCGCGTCCAGCTTCTTGCGAACGAGCTCAATTCCGTGTGACTCGAACCATTGGCGCTTGGCTTCGTGCTTGCCGATTTTTTGACGTGAGTCTTCGTAAACAATCAAGCTAAGCCCTCCAAATGGCTGGGGCCGCGATTGCTCGCAGCCCCTTGGTTACCTCTAGTCAAACGGAATCGGCCCGCCGTAGGGCGTGCCGACCACCTGCCCGCTGGATGGGCGGGGAACCGTCCGCGCGGCCACCGCCCGCGCCTTCTTCTCGCGCGGCTTGATTTTGCCGTCGCGCACGAGCTGCGCGTCAACCACTTGGCAGACGTTAAGGCGCGTTCCGGTCTCGCCGTCGTTGCGCTCGTACTCTTCCTCTTGCAGGTTGATGCCGACGATGCGGCCCACGAACATGTCAAGCCGCCCAGCGTTCCAAGCTACGAACGGGTCAAAGCCAGGATTGCTCTTTGCAATGGCTTCCAGACGGCCCTTGAGCATGCCTTGCGCGGAGTCCTTGTAGCTCAAGAAGATGTGGTGCGCGTAGGGATGGGACTTGCCCCAATCGTCGGAGTAGTAGCCAGCGTGCTCGCCCTCGGCAATGTCGAAAATTGCTTCCACGTACTCGCGCGGCTCGTTGTCGGTAAGCTCGGTCAGACGGGCCACGTAGGGACCAGCGGGCAGCGGGGTAAAGCTGCCGTCACCAGTCGCTTGGATGGAGTCAAAGTTGACGCTACGCATTCTAGAATCCTCTTTCTCTTATGGTCCTTAGCTTGTTCTCAAAAAGACGGTCGCGCGGGTCAAAGCAATGGGTTTCCGATTGTGCGAACGCACAAGAGTAGGCGTCCCACGTTCTGTCCAGTGCCACGTCCTCAACGCAACCGCCACTGATGAGCTGGTTGAAGTGCGCGTCGCAAGCTCGGAGCATTGCGAGCACGGTGTCGGGGCTAGGCATCGTCATGGGTCCATCCCACGAACGCCCTAAGCCCCTTGTCGATAACTGCCACGTCGTTGGGCAGCTCGTCGGTGTCGAACGCGCCGCAGCTCTTTGCGGGCGGCTTGTTGGCAACCACAAAGCGGTGGTCGGTGCCGTTGCACTCAGCGAGCACCACGACGTTGAACATGCCCACGAGGTTGACCTTCTCATTCAGCAGCTTGCCAACGGTGGCGGGTACCAGATTGCCCGCAGCGTCCACGTCGGTGTGCATCGTGAGATAGACGATTACCTCGCCCTCTAGGTCGTTGATGAACTCGATGAAGCGGTACACGCGGCCCGCGATTTCCTTGTACACCTCGAACTGGTCGCGGTACTTCTCATCTCCCCAGCTGCCACGCATGTAAATGTCGGTGATGCAGTAGCCGAAATCGTCAACCACGACGATGGGATACCGCTCCGCGTATGCCCTGACCACCTCCGCAAGCTGGTTGAAGTCCTTGGTGCGCGCGAACTTCTTGCCGCCACGAAACGGCAGCATCGTCTTTTCGCACTCAACCAGCCCGTATGAGTCGTTGGGCAGATTGCGCAGCGCGTAGGTCTTGCCCGCGCCGCTTGGCCCCATGATGAGTACGGGAATTGCCATTACTTGCTCCCTTCCAGCACCCCCGCGATCGTGGCGGGCAGAGCGTTCCCGAGCGCAGCGGCCACCTTCTCGGGCTTCACGCGCAGGGTTCCGTTCGGCTTGATGCTGTCGGGCGTGCCTGGTATCGTCTCGGTGACGTACTCCATGCCGTCCAGCAGCTCGCCCGTCTCGGTGGCGTAGGCAATCGCCAGCTCGTCCAGATGGTCGGTGATGTAGCGCGAAACCCACTCTAGGAACTCGTCGCTCTTGTCCGCTTCCAGCGCGGCATGGTCGGTCACGCGCAGCTCGGTCACGGTGCGCTCGGGCTGTCCCTTCGTTCGGGCGAAACCGTACGTGCCGATTTTCTGGCCGTTGACGCGAACCTCGAAGCCCGTAGCACCCGTCTGCTCGTAGAGGTCGAGGTAATGCTGATTGACCTGCCCGCGCAGGTTGTCGGGCTGTCCCGTCTTGAGGTCCGCGCCGATGGCGTTGTACACCGCCTGCTCGATGGCAAGCTGCTCGATGCTATTCATCGGTCACCCTCCCAAAGTACGACGGCCCGCCGTCTGGGACGAACGCATGGCCAAATCCATCGGTGGCGTTGACGTAGATATCCACCCTCTCGATGCCGTGCTTCTTGCACCACTTGTAAAGCTTCTTGCACTGCTTGCGCAGCCGCTTTTCGTCCTCGTTCACTCCGCACCCCCAATGGTCCGATGTACCTCCGCGCACGTGCGCCCGTCCCCGCTGTTGCGCTCGCGGGCATACGCGCTTATGTAGTCCTTGCTGCCGCGCGTGACGCTTACCTCGATGTGGCCCACGTCGGATTGCCGCGCGAAGAGAAGCGTCATGTCTGCCAAGAGCTGCAGCCCGCGCTCCATCTCTTCCTGCGTCACGTCCACGCCTACCACCTGCCAATCTCAACGCCGCGCTCCTGCCACATCTGCACCTCGGCAGCGTCCAGCTCGGCATCGGTGGGGCCGTCCCAGTTTGCCAGCGCCATGATACACGCGGCCACCAGCAGCGCCAGAATCAGGCACGCCAGCGCGCGGATGTTGTCCTCTTCCATGTGGTATCCTCCAAACTGCCCTCGTTGTAGGGCCCTTTTCTCTGCGCCGCGCCCTGCTCCCCAGCTAGTCGCGGCGCTCCTTGCCTTCCAGCCAATCGGTGACCCACTCGGCCTTGGCCCTACGCGGTCGCGTGGTGCCGTTGGCAGTGGTCCACCGCAGCTTGTTCAACTGCATCGCCTTCATCACGGTGCGCTCTGGTATGCCCGTGCGCTCCGCTATCTCTGATGCCGTGTAGTAGCGGTCCATGTGTGTTCCTAGATTCCACGAGTCCCCATCGCCAGCCACGCGGCTGGTCAGCCTGCTCATGCGGCAGTCGGATTTACCGCACAGCGCGCAATATGCGAGAAAGGAGATGAAGCGCATGTTGTGGGAAGGGGCTTTGCGCACTTGGCATCCCATGCACGGGAAGCGCCGAGTCGCGGTGCGTTCGATGGGTGGTGAGGTAAGGTGCCCATCGCCCGTGGCGTGGCCAGCGGTGGGAACTCGCGGAGTTGGTTGGCTAACTAGTCTGTAGCTGGTACGAGGTCGTAAAAGTCCTCTAGCGTCATACCCATCATGTCGGCGAGCTGCTTGGCTTGCTTGATGTTGATTGGCGTGTAGCCGTGGACTTTCGACCAGAGCGTTGCGCGGGTGACTCCTAGTGCTTCCGCTATATCGCTGCTCGTCTTACCAGAATCAACCTTGTAATGCTCTAGCGCCTTTTCTAGCGTTTTCTTTGCCATCCAATCACCTCCGCTCATGTCGTTTTGAATGGCTCGTTGCTTTTACCCACGAACTTGCGCACATGGACTAATGCCGTACAAATACGGGTGCGCCTTGCGTGGTCCTCTGTCCTCGTGCCCGCATCAATGCGGAGTCCGTAGCACCGTTTCCGCACCCATTCGGGCCGCAATCGGAGAAGCGTAGGCGCGTCTAGATATCTTGACTCGCCACAAACTATAATAGTCTAGATTTCTGGTCTTGCAAGCGTAAATTTTGAATTGTGTGTATAGTTTTCTTGACGTTAACAAACAGAATCGAGGTAACCATGTATGCGTTCGGAAAGCTGATGCGCAAACTGATTGCCGAGCGTCAGACCTCGCAGGCTGAAATATGCCGCGCGACGGGTCTTACCAAGCAGAGCATATCGTGGATTGTTAATGGCAAGACTCAGTACCCATCTATCCAAGTGTGCAAGAAGTTGGCTACCTACTTTGGCCTTACGCTGGATGAGCTTTGGGAGCTGCTTGAAGCAGAGGAATCCTAGCCATGCCCCGCAAAAGGAAGCGGGCTGCTTGGGGCAGCTTGACTCAAATTGACAGCACGACATGGCGGCTGCGTTACTGGTCCAGCGGTCCCGACGGATACAAGCGCCGCTCAAAGACCATACGCGGCACGCGGCGCGACGCCGAGCGCGCCCGCGCCGAGCTGATGTTGGAGCACTCTGACGATGCGCCATGCCCGACGGTGGGCGAAGCATGGGAGCGCTGGTACCTGCCCACGCTGCAACGGCGCGTCGGCGACGGTGACATGTCGGAGTCCACGATGCGACGGTACGCCCAGGTGTGGACCCGCACCATCGACCAGCGCTGGTCGGACGTGCCGTGTGACGGGGTGCGCCCGCTCCATGTGCAGCAGTGGCTGGATGGGCTGTCGCGCACGGAAGCGGACGGGGCCTTGAAGGTCCTGCGCCCGCTGGTCGATAACGCCGTGCGCTATGGGGCCATTGACGCAAACCCGTTCCGCGAGAAGTACCTGCTGCCCTCGCGGTCCACCGTGAACAGCCGTGATCGTGGCATCT